CCTTAAGTTCATCATTCCATAGCTCTTTATTTTCTTCTATATATGTTCTAAACAATTTAATCATAGATTCAGCATGCATTGTTTCATCAACAATGGACCAGGTTACTATCTGTCCCATGCCCTTCATCAGACCGTGTCTGGGGAAGTTGAGAAGCATAATAAACGAGCTGAATAGTTGCATACCTTCGGTAAAGGCAGAAAAAGCAGCAATATTACTAGCTACTGATGCCGGTGTACCGTTCTTATGAGACAGCTCAACAAAATATTCATGCTTATCTCTCATGGACTGATATTCTAGAAACTCACCATAAGTTGCTTCAGGCATACCTAGAGTTTCAATAAGGTGACTATAAGCAGCGATGTGCAATGCTTCACGAGCTGCAAAACCAAGCAACATCATACGCACTTCTGGTTGCGTAAAATAAGGAAGATAGTTCTTGACGTATCCACCAGCTACGTCTATATCCCCTTGCGTAAAGAATCTAAAAATGTTTGTAAGGAAATGCTTTTGTGGATCAGTAAGCTTATTTTTCCAGTCCTTAACATCTTCTAACATTGGCACTTCTGTATGAAGCCAATGTGCTTGTTCACTCTTAAGCCATGCCTCAAATGCCCACGGGTAGTTAAATGGCTTGAATGAATCGCGTTCTTCAGTAAGCTTGGGTTTTATTTTTTTGATCATCCTAATCCTTTCTTGCGCTGTATGGTGAGTTATCTCCGCTATAAAAATCTGTTACATCCCCATCCTCGTCACGAAGTGCAAACACGCAGTAAAAAACTGTATTATCTTCTAGAGCTGTAAGTTTATGTGTCTTGTTTTTATCAATGACAATAAACGTCGGCGCTTTAAAGTCTTTTATTGTAGTACCTTCGTTATCATCAACCACCTCACACCTAACTGACCCAGTAGCTAATAAAGTAACGTGGTCATGATTGTGCTTATGTCCAGGATTATAGTCCCCTGCCTTATTCAGGTGATGTGAGTATACCCAGATATTACCAAAGACGCCCATCTGCTCCATATCGCTTAGATTCATATGTGAACGTTCGGTTTTAATCCATTCGCGACCTTCCTCATCTACTCTAGTAGTAATAAGTGGGTCGTAGTGTTGTGGCATTCCATGTACTGTGCTGCTCATTTTAACCCTCACATGCTAAACAAATATCGCCTTCAGCAATTTGCTTCAGGTCTATTTCTTCAATAACTTGTCTTTCAATCTTTTTCGCTACTTTATCGGCCTTGCCAATCTTCTCCGAACGGCAATAGTAAAGCGTCTTTAGACCTTGCTTCCATGCCATAAAATGCACGGCGTGAAGATATTTTACGTTTGTGTTCGGTCTAAAGAATAAATTAACCGATTGAGCTTGATCAATATACTTCTGTCTATCAGACGCATGCTGCACAATCCATCTCTGATCCAGTTCCATCGAAGTCTTATATACATCCTTTGTATAATCGTCCATCCACTCAAGGTGTTGTACTGAACCATCATTGGCGATGATGCTCGACCAGATCTCACTATAATCTAACTTAGAGTTCTTCTCACATTCCTCTTTAATCAACTTATCTAAGTATCTATTCTTATTAAGATGACTGCCACTTAACGTGTCTTGTCTATAAGCATTAGCCCGATAAGGCTCAATACTGGGAGAAGTATTGCCCATAATGATGCTGCTAGAAGCGTTGGGAGCAATAGCAATAAGGTGACAGAAACGATTCCCAGTACCTGCTGCATCAGGAGCTTCCCCTCTTTCTGCACCGAGTTCTTTGTTTGCTGCATCTAGTTGTTCTCTAATATGTTTGAATATTCTATTATTAGCACTTACCGCGAGCGACGATTCCCACGGTATCCCTGTCTTTTGTAGAAACGCATGGAATCCAAGAGCTCCGACACCAATACTTCGCTCACGAGAGGCACTAAAGCGAGCACGGTGTATAGTATCCGGAGCGTTGTCAATAAAGTACTGTAGCACGTTGTCCAGCATTTCCGCAATGTCTCGTAAGAAGAGCGGATCGTTTTTCCATTCATCATAATACTCCAAATTAACAGAAGAAAGACAGCAAACGGCAGTTCTATCTTTATCGGTTGGTAGAACAATCTCTGAACATAGGTTTGATTGTCTAACCTTTAGCCCTAACGCCTTTTGTGACTCTGGCATTGCGTTATTACTTGTATCTATAAAATGTAGGTATGGCTCACCGGTGACCATTCGCATTTCAAGAATACGTTGCCATAATTCTCTTGCTGAGATAGTTTCACGAACACTACCATTGTGTGGATCCTTCAATGCCCACGAGTCATCAGCTGAAGGGTCTATCATGCATCGCTCAATAATCTCCATAAAGTCATCAGTAATATTAATGCCATGGTGAAGATTCAAGCATCTCATGTTCTGATCGCCGGTTGGCTTTCTCATTTCCAGAAAAATCAGAATATCCGGGTGAGAAATGTCAAGATAAGCAGCGTAACTACCACGGCGAGTCCGACCTTGACGATAAGCCAAAGAACTTGCATCATAAGTTCTAAGATGAGGCATAACGCCCACAGACTTATCATCAGAACTACGAATACCAATACCAATACCAATGCCGCCTCCTAGCATTGAGAGCCAGTTTACTTCTGATAAGCAGTCAACCAAGCCTTCCGCACTATCGTGTAAATAAGGTAGAAAACATGATATAGGAAGACTCCGCTTACTACGGCCAAATGAAAGGATAGGAGTACTGTAAGATAGCCAATGCCGACTACTATAGTCATAGAGTCTTTGAGCATGCTCAGGATTTGATCCAAAACTTTTTGAAACATATGCAAACCTTTCTTGCGGGGATACTTCTTCATCCGTCATATAGGACTCTTTCAGTCTCTTGAGTCCCAGCTCATCAAACAATGCATCTCTTGTACGGTCAATATTAAGACCGTGTACCGTCTCTTTGCTCATAAAACCTCAACTTACTTGAATGTGTTCTCGAAAACTTCTTTTTGTGCTTTATACCAATCCTGCCATGCTACTACTGTTTCTCTAAGCTCGTAGCAGGTACCGTAGTTTTCAACGACTGTTGAGAGGAGCTCACTGGCTTTAACATCGGAGGGGCTTTCATCAAGGCTTCCGGCGCTTCCGGGAACTTCATTTTGACTGGCACTGTCGTGGAGCATGATGAAAGACTTAGGGAACACAATGCTATTATCATGTTTAGTGATAAAAGTTTCAACGTACTTAATATTTTCATTAGTCTTTTCCTTTACTACTTTTATTTTTTCGATATATTTGGTTATTATTTTTTCATTAACCTGTGCAGCCTTAGCTTCAGCTTGAGCTATTTTTAGTTCCATTTCTTTTACTTTTGCCTGCCACCAACTATTAGAATACAACACCCCTTCGGCAAAAGCACCGGCCATAGCAATAATTAGACCTATCAGTAAGATAGGCAGCCTGTAGGTAGAGACGAACGGGATGAAGTATAATACGAATGAAGCAAAGATTAGACCTAAGCCTAGCAAGAAACCTAGATGTACTGTCCAATCCGGCACAAAATTTATAAGAAACATCATAGCTAATCTCTCAGAGAATCGATCATTGGAAATATATCAGCTAGTACTTTAGCACACTGCAGAGCAATCTCGCGATGCTCTTTTTGAGTACCACACTCAGTACGTAGTTGTATATAGTGTATCCAAGATCTCAGTGTCCCGTTAACATAGAGTCGTGATTCTGTAAGACCTTCGGGCAACACAACTCGTGCTTGTTCTTTTGCAATTCCGTTTTCAATAGCCCAACAATACGCTTCTTTGCACTTATCAATAATCTCTTCTTGTTTCTGGTTCCACTGTTTGATTAGCTGCTCATCATCGGTTTCAAATGAATTTTGGCGATTCTTAGTGTCTTGTAGTCTTGCCTCTCTCACAACGAAGTTAAGATCCTGCACAGGGTTGGCATACCGTTGACTAAACTCTTGAAAGCTAAAACTTCTATGTCTCAGCATTTGTCTCGCTATGTCTCTCGTTGTTGTGACTTCCAAACATACCGAAACCATCTCAAGAGGTGACCAGTGCTTATTCTGAATTAAATACTTGATGAGCTTATCAGCAGTGTCTTTATTGTACTGATTAGCAGGGTTAGAAACTCTTGCGCAAAATGCAACCAGATCCTGCGCAGTTGCAAGTGTCTCTTGATCTGCACCGCAGCCTTGTGAATAACTAATTAACTTAACACTCATACCTTCCTCCAAAATGTGATCGCCAGCTGCGCTTGAAGCCCTTCATGAGTATTATCATTAATCATCTTAAGAATATCAACTTGGCTGCGACCGGCTAGTACCATATCATTAATATCTTTTTCCTGTACATGCTCCGGCCATATAACAATCTTAAATCCTCTTTCTACCACTTTAAGCATCTTCTTAACTATTTCTATATTGCGTGGCTCATTATCATACACGAATACTACGTTTGAGTGGTGCTTCTTGTCAAGCCAGTCCATACTTGCATCTGACCCGGCCATCGCAATAGCGTTGGGGAGAAACAGGGAATCAATAGGGCCTTCTACTACAAACAATTTCTTTTCTGGTTGAAGAGTATCTAGACCAAAAATTTTAGGTCTACTATCGTCTAAAATGATAGTGATGTACCGAATCTTAGACGGGCCTATCGCTCGACCCTGGAAGCCAAAACACTTTTTATTCTCATCCAGGAAAGGTATAATAATTCTTGGTTCATCCTTGCCACCATCAGCAAATTTGCCAGGAATAAGATTATTAACGTATTCTTTAAATTTGGGGGTATAAAATAGCTTATAATGTGTGTCTGATGGTATCTTTCTCTGCATGATATACATCTTTGCAGGATGATTAACCTCAAGAGAAGAGATTTTACGCAGGCCGGATAGAATTCCGGTCTTCTGAAATACAGGCTGTGCAAACGTTTCTATACTAGGGGTAGTAACAGGCTTTGGACTTGCTTTGTTCTTTTCAAGAAACGTCTCATTCACATAGTCGTTGAATGTGTTATGATCGAAGCTTTTAAGAAACGTTGCAAAGCGCATCGATGCGCCGCAATTGTGGCAATAATATAGCATGTAGTCTTTCTTTTCATAGAAATAACCACGCGTCTTGCCTGAATTGTTTTTTGAGTCACCACAGATAGGACATCTGCAGTTATAGAGCTTGTCTGATTTACGAACGAATTTAGACAAACGGCTCGATATAATACCAATATATTTTTTATCAATTAATAACATATTCATCCTTCCTACATTGTATTATAGTAGGTAAAGATGATTTAAATCAACTAGCGAACATCTTATTAACGTTTGATAAAAGGAATCCTATAACCATAGCTCCGCCAACTACCATCCATCTCCATTTTTCGAGATTGGAAAGGCGCTCTTCAATACTAACAAAGTGTTTCATCAGAGCATCATGTTGCTCTTTCTGGTCCACTTTAATTTCCTTAATATCGGAAGCTATGTTTTTTATTTCGTTTTCTAGCACGGCTATTCTCGAATTAGTGTCAAATGTTTCCATTATTCACCTACACCTTCGACGTTATTCTGCTTACTCGACTCCGTAGTGATATTAGCAATCTTTTCTTGACCTCTTGACCATGCTGCAATACCTAGTACAGCACCCATTGCAAGGTGATAAAGCCCGCCGCCACCTAGAGTAAGAGGTTGCCACATAACTACTTGTTGCCCAGGGTTCCAGAACTGTAGTAGATTGTAAAAAATTGGACCTATAATGAAATCAAAAATACATGTTACCATGTAAGTCCACCCCATCATAGGGCGCCATTTTGAATTCATCCAATGTTCTTGATCGGTACTATTCTGCAAAACGGGCATTTTTACCTCTTATTGTTTTTATACTACTGATGCAGCTGCTATAAGCCCGTTAATAAGTTTATTAAGCGACTCTTTAACGGCCAGCTGCTTAAGAGACATGTCCACATTTTTCTGTGATACTAAGTCCCCTAGCAATTCAATATATTCTTCATTACTTATCTTTTTTTTATTATGGAGATCTTGAAGCTCAACAGTACGCTGTGCTATACTTTTTGTTAAATCACAATCACATGTTAGATATGACTTAATTTCGTCGATCATCTTGGTTTCCTTGCAATTATTGTTTGAATAGCCTTAGACGTGTCTTCTAAGGAAGAAACTTTACTCTCACAATAAGCAATGCTCGGAACTACACCTGAATTATATTTTTCGTTAAGCCCCTTAGCTATATTCAATAGGTTAGAGGCTGCTGATATACTATCTTCATTATAACCAAATCCACTAGTAAAGTTTTTAAAAGCTGTTGCTTTATATAAAATTATATCAGACGCGTTGCGCATGTAAGTTACATCTTTGCAATGCGATTTAGAAAGCTCTGCTGTTGTTCTTATGTCATTAATTAATGCGTACTCGTTGGTGTCGTAGTTAGCTAAGAAATAAGAGCTGCAACCAGTTAAGTATAATAAGGCGGCTATAATACTATATCGCATTTGGTTTCCTTCTCTTCAGCATCTTTGCTAAAATAGGCTTTTTATTATTAACTGGTGGTTCACCTTGCGGGCCTACACCCATGCCAGCAATTTTCCCTGCACCTGCAACATTTGCTATTTCGTCTTCTAGTAAAGAAAGAAGCTCTTCTTCACTTTTATCTTCTTCATTAGCACTTTCTTTTAAGAGTAAAAGCGCTGCAGCATAAGAAGCTATTCTAGTTTTACCGCCTGGAACTTTACCTAATAGTTTTTTCAAGTTAGCAACTAACCGGTCAAAATATCCCCACGAATCTTTTTCTTCCTGGGTCTTGAGTGTGCTAGATTTACGCAACACTTTACCATCAGCATCTATAATGCCAAGCTTGTATGCATCCCACTTATCAAAAGGAGTTGCAAGTCTCTTTAAGAACTGATAGATCATAAAAAGATCTACTACTTTGCCTGCCATTAAATTCCTCTTAATGCGGTTATTATTTTCTGATCCATCTTAATATTAGATGTAATTACTGTATTATTTTCTAGACCTATTCCTTCTACTCGGTCAGGACAGTAATTTAAAAATACTAAAAAAGGCTTCAGTAAATGATAATAATCTTTTAACTTAAAAAATAACATTTTAGTTGCTGCAGGCACACCAAACAGATTGTACAAAACAATAATATGATTTAAAATCAATCTTTCTTTTAATTCTCCTGTTTCATCATATCTACTAAAGAGTCTCTTTAAATACTTTAATCTATTTAAATCTTCATAAAACTCAGTAGTATCAAAACAGGATGGGTTATCATAATGTTTTGCAGCAAATAACAGAAAGTTTGTTTCATCTAATTTTTCAGTAGTCATAAACTTAACTATAGAACTTTGAATGCGGCAAGTTCCAATGACCATCTGTAAAGATTAAAGTAGCTAAACAAGAACTGGTAGAAGAGTTAGAATAAAATGGCATCCAATAAGAACCTGCGCCTTGGATAATAGAATTATTAGAACTGTATCTGCAATGATCTATATTAATACCTGTAGATTCCACATTAGAAAACCCTGTAGCTGGTACTAAGTACAGCAACTGACCTTCTGTACCGTCTGACAGATGATAAACTGTAGAATTGCCGTATGCTTTAGGTGATAGCTTGACAACTACATCATTTTCTAATGATATTTCATTATTAGAACTACTATTTACTGGAGTGGTAGGTAGTAGGTTTGTTGGCGAGCCAGTTACAACAAATATGACTTCGGAGTTATCATCTAAATTAGTTGTACCAGCCCCACCAGAACGCTCTAGAGCCACAGGCAAATTCCAATAGCTGTTTGCAGTATTTGCATTAACATTAGTTGGGGTATCAGTTATACGCCAGACCTGATAATCTGCACTTACGTTTTCTTTTTGAATAACAAAGATAGTGTTTTTCGCTAGTAATGATAGAAAAATGTCAATATCAACTTGATCTAATGTAAGGTGGCTAACACGAACAACATTCGAGTTGATTTGTGTTGTGTTGCTATACGATACCCTTGACTCTCCTGGATATCCTGTAGTGCTTGCAGTGTTTGCTTTGAACTTATAAAGAGCGCTTGAGCCGGAAGCACCGACGCTACCTTTATCACCTTTAAGCCCAGATGGGTTGCCTACCCAATACCCGGTTGAATTTATAATAGGAGTGGTATTAGCAAGGATAGTACCTTTAAAGCTAATGTTTGAGGAAAATGAAGCAACACCAGATACATTTAATGTATTAGCTACAGTTACCCCGCCGTTAGAGGTAACTGATGATTTAAAAACAGTATTTGTTGCAACGTTTCCAAAAAAACTACCTACTGTTATTTTTTTAGTCTCGGGAACACCGGCTGGGTCATCTACTATTACTAATAGATCATCAGGCGATGCGTTAGATAATGTTGTAAGTTCGGTAATTTTTTTGGAACGATCAGTCATTTATTAGGCATCCGGTAAGATTGAGTCATCACTACTATCAGTTGCAATGCTACCCATTGCTACTAAGGTTTCATACTGTACACGACCTGCACGGCCACCTGAACCAACGGTTCTTAGTACCCAACCGGCGTGCGGCACACCCTTGTTCTTAGCACCACCTACTACAGCTACTGCTGTTGCAGTTTCACCTTGAAGTGTAGCACCGTTTGCAGTAGTACTTGTACCGTTAGCTGAAGAAATAGTTAGGTTAGCGCCACCAACAGTATTTGATAGAGCAATAACTGTTGAATTAGCAAACGAGACATAATAGGATGTTGTATCAGTAAGCCCGACTGGAGTTGATGTAGCATTACCAGCATAAGTTACTCTATCACCTACAGCAAATTTGCTATTAGCTGAGGTAAGAGCGATAGTGTTACCTGATACTGCAGTGTTGCCGTTGAATACGATTAATGAAGGAGCAGTAATAGCAACATTTGGATTTGTTACATAACCTGATCCAGCAGCGGTAATATTAACGCTTGTAATTCTACCTGTAGAAAGATTAGCAAATGCGTTAGCTGTAGCTGATGAACCACCACCGCCTGAGAACGATACTGTAGTATTGCCGGTATATCCCGAGCCACCGAAGGTGATAATAATTTGAGCAATGTTACCGGCTGCTACGGCTACTTCTGTTGGATCTACTGCAAACATACCAACAGTTTCATTAGGAATGAAAGCATCTGGTGTAGTATTGCCGAAAAGATTATTAGCATTAGTTCTGTTAGCTCTTATCTTTACGCTTGTTGGTGCCCAGATGACGCTATTTGAAGCGGCATCGTTTTTTCCCCATTGTGACATTATATTTCTCCTGTATTTAAATAAAAATATTTATTAGTCGTCTAAAGTTAACATATCGATTAGATAGGCCGATTTCTTGCTTATCTTTTTAACCTTTCCGTCGATTACTACAGAAGGTTCTTTAATGTCTTCAACATTCATCTTTGTTTTTTTCTTACTAGCTCTTGCCTTTACATCAGCCACCGTCTCGACCGGGGGCGGAGGAGGCGATGGAGGTAAAGTAGCAGATTCTTTTTCAATACCTGCAATGATAAAGGTATTAACTGAAAGTCCCATCAGAGCACCTTATGTACTGCCATTAGATTTTCATGAGATTGAGCAATATGGTCGTGCACCTTGGCGCGATCAGCAGGCTTAAGCTTATCCAGCGCACCTAGAACCTTACCGGCAACATCGTGCTTAACAAAATGGGTCTTACCATTAGCAAATTTGACGTCTGCACCACCCTTTTCGTCATGCATGTCCTGTGCAACTTTTAGCTGAACTGCAATATGCTTGTCTGGTTCTGTAGCTAAGTGTGGTGAGCCTGGTCTAGCTGGGCCATGATCTTCTTCTTCATCGTCATCGCTCTTAGCAGCCGGCTTTGTTTCCATCTTCTTCCACTTTGGATCTTCTGGATTCTTACGTGGGCGACCGCGACCTTCTTCGATATCAGATACTTCTTCCTTCATAGCCTTCTTGCTATGTGTATGAGCTTCAGATATAAGAACTTCTATATCTTCAGTCATAACGCGCTCAATACCATGGTCGAACATAACGTCGTACCAGGCAATGCTTCCATTTTCATCAGGCTCAGCATGCTGTGTGGAAAGAGTCTTACCTTCACCAAACTGTTCCGACTTAACATGAATAGCACATTGATGTTCACGTCCATTACCCGGGGTATCCTTAGCTTCTTCTACTTGCTCTACCTCTTCTTTGGCCATTCTCATCTTCTTAAGAATAGCACCGGCAACCTTCTTACCTGCTTCTTCTGAACCGTACTTCTTAGCAGCTGAAGCAGCAATCTTGTCAAACATCTTGCCCGGTTTGCCAATATCTTTACCGTGTCTTGCAGCTTTAGCTGAAAGAGTCGCTTCATCCACTTCTTCAGCTTCTTCCTTGAATTGTTTGCCTGCTCTTAAAGCAGCAAAGTCTGCAGCATCAATCTTATTTGGATCCCCAGCTACTTTAGCAATCTTCTTTTGCTTTGGTGAAAGCATTTTTTCTGCTACAAGCTTATCCATCTCGGCTTGCTCTTGGGCATACTGCTCTCTTCCTTCTTTGATAATATCATTAATAGAATTAAGAAGGGATTTAGGTCCGTTGAATAACATTTAAGTCTCCTAGTCGTTGTCTATAATTTTTAGTTTTCTTTGAGCTTTTAAGTTTCTACTAATAGCAAATTTAGTATTATCTATATCATAGTCCTGAACTTCTTTAGTATTATAATAAGGAGGACTAGAAAACCTTTTTCTCATTTCTGCATTAATATCAAAAGTTTTTGCATCTACTGTATTTGTATTATCTGTGTCTAAATGCTTTTCTATATTTGATACATGAGTATCGATATATGAATGTTGACTAACTAGATTCATTTTTTCAGCCATATGCTTTATTTTGACTGCTAGTTCCTTAGCTCTGTCAACATCTACCTGTGATGATCTGCTTTTTGCAAGAACCTCTTTTTCCAAACCAAATAGCTCATCTTGAAAAATAGCTGACTTTTCAGCATCATCAGGAGTAACTGTCTTTGGTAGATCTGAATATAGTTTTTGTGCTTGAGGGCAGATTTCAAAATTTTTAGTTTTGTATGTACCAGCAGATATCTGATCCGCTGGATCTTTTTCAATTCTTACTGCTTCACCAAGCATGACTTTTCTAATAATAGATTCTAGGCTAGAATACTGATTCATTCTGCACCTTTAAGTGTTGATTTAATCATCCATAGATGTTTTTTAATAGCAATCATTCTATCTTGAATAAAATTAGATAATCCAAACTCACTAAACAATTCAGCCATTTTATAAATTGGTAGTAAGTTGTTATAGTAGTTGTTTAACTCTGTATAAAGATCCTCGAACATAGCTCTTGCAGGCATCGGCATTGATACAGTTTCTTGTATTGATGTTAGTTCCTTAAATCTTGCAAGGGTACCAGGAGCATAGGCATCAAGCTGTCTAATATGTTCTGCAATATCATCTACCGATCCATAAAGCTCTTCATAGAGTTCGTTTAAGAACTCATGATACTGAGGAAAATCTTTGCCCTCTACATTCCAATGATAGTAGTGTGATTTTAAATAGACTGCAAACGTGTCCGCTAACAGCTTATTCATTAAGTTAACTAATGCTTCCATTATAGATCCTTGTTATCTAAAGGGCCGTCGGTTAGCCATGCATCACAAGTTCTAGTACCTGCACATTTAAAATGTAATAGAGTACAGTAACCTAGGTCAGCTTTTTCTATAGTTGCCATGGCACCACCATCTGGCGTTTCTTTAATTCCATCTTCAATACATTTGCGCATTTGATCTGAAATATTAAACGCAGCGCAGTTTCCACATCTTGATGTTTTTGCGTATTCTGGTGTTACTTTCCACATCTTAGCTTTCTGGTTCCAGAATTCCTCGGACGGCTCCATAGGATTCATAGGACCGTAACCATATTTGTCTATAGCTGTCTGTCTATTTTCAAGATTAAGAGATAGATCATGAGTCGCGATAGGGCACCCGGTAGCACTCTCAAATAAAAATTCTCGGAACATTTTCATATTAACAATTCCACTTTCTCAAAGCAAGAGCTTTGCGAGTTGGTCTGCCCTTCTCATCCTTCATAGGACCCTTAACGCCACTCATACGAGAACAAAACGACTTACGTCTCTTCCAGGCCTTGCTTCCATGCTTAAGCTTAGATGGCTTAGTAGTAACAGCAAGCGACAGCTTGCTTCCAGGATGCTCTCTACGATATGAAGCAATACCTTTCGAATTTAGCCCGCCGGTAGGATTCTTTCCTTCCTTGCGTTGCCATGCAGCAGTCTCGTCTAATTGTATAAATTCTAAAAATGAAAGCATGTTTATCTCTTGTGCATGTTAATAAACCAATGAGCTAGTTGCTTGGCTCTTGGTGAGGCTGATTTTGACGATCTAATTTTTCTTAGCTGCGTTAAAGACTTTCCTTTAAGACCATGTCTAGCCATGTCACCCTTATCTTGAGGATTCTTTCCATTCAAAAAATTCTCTAGAAAGACTTTAAACGAAACCATTTTTTACTGCTTTCCGTAAGTTATGCAAGGATTTTTCCCGCAACCACAGTTTTTTTCCTCTTGAACGTCTGGAACATCAAGAGATACTAGTTTTTTTAATAATTTGCTTTGTTTATGGTGTGTTTTTACCGATTTGTCAAGCTGTTTTGTGACTTTCTTGAGCTTTCTCGTCATTTTATCAGGAATTTGCACTGATTCCTTCTGAAAACGAGTAGAAGGATTAGTTTTTCTAAGAGCTTTCTTAATTCCTGATAATCTCTTACCTACTCTATTCACATAATCAGAATGTGATTCGTCTGATTTTGGTTCGTTCGTAGAAGAAGCGGCTTTGGCCACATATCTCATCTTGGTTTCAGTAGAGATTTCATTAATATCTACGTGATTTTCAAAAGCTTCCTTGAAATCACGATTAATTTGTGTTGTTGTTTCTTCTGGAACGCAGTTAGGAACTGTCTTGCCGTTCTTTTCCTTAGTTCCTACTGGCTTGTAGCCTTTCCAGCAAGGATTGTCCTTAGGATTCTTTAGTCCTTCCGTAAGGTCGCTATCTATTTCCCACGCCTTACCGCCGTTAATGAAAGAGTTGACTCTTTCAAACGCAGTTTGCTCGAAGGTTTTGTTTTCTTTTTGTTCGGTGGCACCACGTTCATATACTTCGACGAGAGTCTTGAACGGGATACCTGAAGTGATAGCCTTGAATAGAAGCTTAGCTTCTGCACCTTCAGTTAAAGAAGGTGTGTCAACAAGATCTGCTATCTTATTGAAGTCGTCATATGTGAATGATTCTTGAACATTCTTGCTCGCCTTCAATTTCTTAAGACGAATGCGTAGCTTGTCTTTGAGCATAGCTACTTTTTTTCTGTGCTTGTCTGTAACTACTTTCTCTTCTAGATGTTCGCTATCTTCCCCTAAATCAACATTTAGTTTAGGGTTGATAACAATATCCTTAGCATTCTTTTTGCTAGAGCCTTTCGCAGGCTTCTTTACAGACACGGGTAGAGACTGTGTTAAATCATCTAATGGCATATTTTTCCTTTATCGGAGTTTTCCGTAGACTTATCCGTAAAGGTATTTATAATAAAAATTATCTAGATATTTCTTCCCAGTCTACCGAGCCGTACACACCTTCCCCATTAGTCTTTGCTGCTAAAACCAATGAAATTTCATATGGCGTGCCGGTCAGACTATTTCTTTCTAGTTGAAACTTAAATAATGCCTCTTTAAGAATATCTACCGACACACTAGTGCTCTGAGTGGCAGTGAAATACCCTGATGCCAATGTTTTACCACCGGAGGTGCTTGTTCCCGTAATATTATACTCTACCGAACTATCGGATCCGGCGCTCACCCATGTGCCGCCTCCAGTTGTGCAATTTGACCGAACCTGCCAGTTAAAATTGCTCGCAGTGTCTGCAATAGTAGAAAGCGCAGTAAGAATCACAATTGCATCGAGAGCAGTTGATTTTAATCTTAATGAAACTACTGGATAGAAGGTGCCGGCTGTAGCAAGGGTTTTTGCGGTCGTGATAGGTGTGCCAATAGCCTGTTGTGCTCCTCGCAACTCGTACCCGCCTTCTGTCACTACGGAAGAACAGATCTGTTTCATGGTGCTGCCACCAGAAACGGCACCATCGTTCTTTATTTCATATCTCAAAGGAAGTGACGCTGTGGTGATATATGTCGAGGTTAAATAATTTGCGTGGCGGAACGAATGACAATGAATAAATTGTCCGCCTATAACAAACCCGCACCGGACATCCCCTACCCCCAACCATTCAATGTCTGTCCAGAAAATCTGAGCTTTTGATAGGTCCAAGGTATAGCCGGAGGGCCCGGTGCCATCCAGCGTATCCCGATTCCAGCTCGATTGATTAACCGCATTATCCACCACCGACCCGGTCACGCTTGATCTTTCAACAAAACTTACTGTGTTTCCAGATTGCTGTAAGAATATGCCATTGTTTGCACCGAAGTAGCCAACCCGCTGTCTTAGATTTGTTTTTGCAGCATTCATCACAACCGTGTTAAGAATCAACAAAGACTTGCCAGGTTGATAGGACATCACTTTTGTGGTTTCGCGAACAATCTCGTTTCCATCATTGCCGTTTGTTAGAGTTAGCTCAACCAGGCCGGCGTTTGCAGAAAAGGCATAGGATGTGCCTGCAGTATTTGAGGTCACCCAAAGACCGTTGTCTCTAAATCTATGGGACGAGTCAAACAGGGTTAGTGGGGTAGATACTCTGGCTCTTCCAAATGCGTCAATCGCAGTCCCGGTAGGATTAGAGGGAGAGTTAACATTACCGTGCTGATCGGCCAGCATCACTACGTCAAAAATTGTTTTTGAATCGCTCAGATACGCCTGAGTATCTTTTCTAAATTGTGCCATGTATATAATCTCTGCAAGGGTCTCTATCTTCTGGCGAAGCCAGAGGCGGCCCGCTCGTTTATTTAGATGCCCCGATACGTTTAGAGCTTGACTCTTGGTTTAATGACGCCTGCTGTTACTCGTTCGAGCTGAATGTCTGATTTCTTCACATCCTTGACCGATTCTATGTTGCCCATCTTGCTACCAGAGTTTCTCAGGAAGATAAACTTGTGCTGTTTAAAGTATTCATTATATGCTATATCAACGTACTGATCTATTATGCTTTGAAAGGCTTTTGGGTCCTTGTTACGTATTATTTCCAATGTGCTTTTGTTGATCTCTGTTCTCGAGACAGGCACCTTATGCTTCTGTCCTAGTGCATATAACTTTTCAATAATATTAGATACCGGTACTGTACCACCTGTTTTTAAATTATATGCATAGCCATCCGTGCTGACTTCAACGGATTTCATTTCATAACCTTCCCCTGCTACAAACAAGTCTACATTACTGCTACCTCCACCAAGATATGCTTTATTGAGCAAAAAATAAAGCATAACTTCGCCAGGACCAAACCCTTTAATAGCGTAAGAATTGTATAATGATTTAAAGTTTTCTGAGTTTTCTGATCTAAGTGAAGAGATACAACTATTAAGATTATTTACATTAATACTATCTAATGTTCTAGAACGATCAAATTCTGGAAACAAATGAACATTGATCAGTTCTTGTATCTCATTTTTATAGGTGAGAGAAGTAAAATCAGAAGATATAAAGTTTAGTGAAGTAACTTTAGTTACTCGTCTTATGAAAGATGTGCGGTCCATTCTATTGTCCGGTGTAGGAGATATAGTATATAGTATTCGGACCGAAAAACCAAGTTCTCCTGATTTTTGCGCGCGCGATTTTCCCCGGGATTTTGGTTTTGAACCGGGGAAGTTTCTAGGAACTGGGGTTTCTTAAAAATATACTTTGCGTGGATATCCCAGGTACCATGTGTAATCCTAAAACCGGAATTTAACTCCCGGGTTTCTAGAACCTATACACCACCACCCGACAGGGCTGACCATCCGGGCCAACACATGAGGCACACCCTGATAGAGCTAAAACCGCCGCTAGGATACAATAGTGCCTCATGTGCGGCGGTCCAGTAGCATGACCAGGTTGAATGTGGCCAGGATAGTGAAGATGCCGGCATGGTAGGTGTCACCTCGTAGTACGAACATCGGTACCAAGAAGGCACATGCTAATGTGATGATGTATTGTAAATAGATCATAGTACGAGGTATGCAAGCAAGAAGCCGGCCACAAAGTACATTGCTGCTGCTACGACCTTATCTGGATTCATTGTTTTTCCTTTTTGTAGTTGTTGAGCCACTCACGTGCAGCCATCTCAGCAGCCCAGTCATTGCCACGGACACGGTGGATGATCTTGCCGGTCTTCGTGGGTCGCTCTCCAGGAGCCCGGAGATCTGGATTGCCCCATTCGATCACCTCCCAGAAGGACCACTGGTCTGGGTCCTCATACAACTCGACACTATACTCCATCATGCAGCCCTCCGCTGCTCATCATAACGACGGCTCAGATAGTACTTCGCCTGATTCAGGAGCTGACGGACAGCCTCCTTGTCATCAGAGTGCTCCAGGATCTCCTGACAGTCACTCATGATACCGGCCACATACATGTCGATACCGATCATCTGTACGTACGGCGACTTGAAGGTCTCTTCAAGGTGCTTCTCAGCAACACCGTAACAGCTCAATTCCCATTCTAGACTCATTTTCTACTCCTCTCTCTCTTGATGATTAATTATCGGCGCGACACGAAAAAAAGACCACTACTTCGTGGCCTCGCGAGCTTTGCGGATGTGACCGAACGGCAGACCGAGTGTGTACTCCAGGCACTCATCGTCACCGTTCGTATCGTGCGCTTCATGTGCCCACTTGATCGCCATCGTGAAGTCCTTCGCACCAGCCCGGTACAGTCGATCGAGCATCTCATCGAAATCCTCCACGGCCTCAGCTTCGCGCTGACGCTGGTACTCCATCTCACGATCCAGGGCATCCAGCAGGTCGTCCCAGATCCGCTGCTTGCGGTCGTCGTCCGACTCAGTCCAGTATTCCCAGAACGACTGGCTCGGACGGAAGCCGTAGGCATCCTTGTGCAGGTCGCTAACGATGTTTTCGTCGAAGGTGTAGGTAGCTTGCATTTATTTCACTCCTCTCTCACAATGTACTTCATTATGACGTCTTCAGGAAATGAACGCAACCGAAAAAGGTCCCGGTTACTGGTCCGGGGTCGCACACGGGCGACAGGTTGGAGGTGGCCTCTGCGGGGAGCGAGAGAGGAGCCGAGGCCACCGGGGGGAAATCGTTGCCTGTTTTTAGGACATGTCCCAGGCTCGTCCCTGCTCTACCTCATTCCATCGGCTGGCAGCCGTCACCGATGGGGTGGACAGTCTAGCGCTACTGGCTACTCACCCCCTAGACTAGGGCACCCACGTGGGTTGTTTTGCCGCTGTCTTACGCTGCGTGACGCTCGCTGAACGTCTGCATCCATGCACTCAACAGGACGCGCGCCTCAGCATGTCGCACGCCAAACTCCTCGACAATGTACGGTGCAGCGCCGTACATGTTGGTTTCACCGCTATCCCGCAGATCATCCAAGAACTCGAAGACCTCTTGCTTGATGATATCCAGCTCACTCATTGCACTCATTGCCCAATCTCCTGAAAAACTTCCGTAGGAACAGCCGTGGCCATCTGATCCTGGATCCACTTGTTGACGAACTCCACGCAATCATCCGACTCCTTGAACAGCATCTCCAACAGCTGCTCATGAGCATACGCGGCGTAGCTATCCCATCCTTCTGCATCGTACATCGTCTTTCTCCTCTCTCACAATGTACTTCATTGTATGATCCTGCGGTAATTAAGTCAACACCGCCTGCTCGGCATACCTTGCATCAGCCCAGAGGCGCACGGCCTCGACCTCGGCGATGTATTCTTGATAGGATAACTCGTTACCCATATACTGACGATCGATGCGATCGAACCACTTCTCAACGATCAGCTCAATTTGTTGCTCAGTCATTCTACGTCCTCCGCAAAAGCCGGATCGAACTTCGTCTGCAGAGTCGTACGCACGTAGCGATCAAGCTCCTCAACAAACGAGATTCTGCCTGCATACTTGTCTGCGTGAATCTCCAACGCCTGGGCCAGGAACTCGGCTTCGTCGGCGTTAAGCACCAGCGTGATTTGTTTCAGTTCAGTCATCATACTCTCCTCTCTCTCAATGTACGTCCATTATGCATGAGCCCGGAAAAAAAGTCAACTGGGGCAGAAAAGAAAGGAACTTGCTACAGTTCCTTTCTTTATTATTAATTAAACTACTACTTTAATTAAAACATTTTCTTCAAAGTAAATTATATTATCAAATACTTCTTCACAAAAATAAC